ATATCAGCCATAAGGTTACTTTATTGAAATCAGTTGTTTGTGTTTGAAACGGTAAACATGGGTCAGCATCTTCACCCATGTCATAGAAAAAGGCTGTTCCACCACCATACCAGCGCTGGAATTGCAATGAATTAATCCGGGGCCGCCACCGGGATATTGCGTAAGTAAACCAACATGCTGTGGGTCTTTGAAAGTTTTGAACAGCAATATGTCGCCGACGGCCATTTTCTGGGTAGGCACTTCGCGCATGTGCGAGCTTATAGCGCCAACCAGCCGTCCTTTTTCCGGATACATGGAATAGTTTTTCTCATCCGCCTGCACAAGCGGATTACCATTGCCGTCCTGAATGCCAAGTTCTTCAGCAATGCCGATGATAAGCCCAATGCAATCAACTCCACCTGGGCCACGAGCGGATTTCTTTAAGCGCCCCTGATGATGGTAACGAGTGCCTAGCCATGTTCTGGCTTGCGCTGCAATTTGTTCTGGTGTGATTTTAGTCATTTCTACCTGTCTTATCTAAGGTTCCTGCGGTGGTGAGTAATTTATCAATGCCAGGAATATCTGGCTCGCCTCTGAAATTAATAATGTTGGAAAATTTGCTCTGGCAGGTTTCACGGGTTTTATCGCAACCGGCGATGATGTCGAACGTATCACCCACCTGAATTGATTTGCCCATCGGCAGTGCCAGCACCACTTGCGTTGATGCGAATTCTTTCACCTCCATGCGGCGGCCATCATTATTGCCGGAAGTCCATTCTACCTCGCCACCGGTGAACCAGCCTGCACTTTGAGTAAGAAAGGATGCTTTGAAAGTCTGGTTATTGGTGACTTCCGTAACGGTAGCGGAAATAGTAAACCCTGCAAGCGCCACCTTGCATCGGCTATCGCCTAAAATGGCGCGGCATGAAGGAGAAAATACCTGCCCGATAGTCTGGCTTAAATATTGCGTCAGCCCACGCACTTCTGCCTGAAACATCTGGCCGCTGATAGAAACTTCGCCCAGCTTACCGCGTTTAACCACCAGCCTGCCTTGGGTTAGGTCTTCATAGTTGACCACGAAAATCTCAATCTCAGCATAGTCATAAAGTCCAGCCAGCAGATCCGCTTCAGTTATTTTGGAAGGAAAGGTCTGGCCTTCAACATCAAGATTATCCACGCTCATATTGGATTTGCTTTCCACCGTGGTTGGCGTGAATCCAGCGATGGAATCGTAATCGACACTTTCAAAAGTAAGTGGTTGGTCGTGGTCGGTGAAACCAAGCTCCAGCCCATCTTCGCGGATAATCTTCCAGCAGGTAGCCAGAGTGGTTAACCCACCTTCAAAATGGGCTTCTAATTGTGGACTTATTACTCTCATATACGAACCTCAATCAGCGGAATGCTATTCCAGCTTCCGGCATCAAAACTATCCATGGAAAGCGCCAGCTCATCGGTATCAAAACGGACAGGCACATCAAATTCAAAATCAGCCGTGATAACTTCGCCGTCGGCAGGAGCAGTATCGAATGTAACAATTCCTGTTGTAGTATCGATAGTTACGCCGTTTGCCTGAAGCACTGAATCAATATAAACATCAACCGTTCCTGTAACCGGCTTAACAATATCACGTGAGACGGCAACCAAGCCGCTGGCATAGATTTTAACGAGTTGGAACTGTGTAGTGGTATCATCACCCACTCCGATTTCTTCGTTCTCGCCATGATAATCACTCCAATCCTTAAAACGAAAGCCGACAGCCATGCCACGCCGTGAACGGAAAAATGCAATCAGCGCATGCCACTGGCTTTCTGTCTTGATACCGGAGGCAACATTATATTTGGCACGAGACTGGCTCCATTTGCTGTTGCGCTGCTCCCGACCGGATAAGGTGGAAACAATATCAGTCAGGAACATAGGCCCACCAGTTGCGCCATAAGAAATATCGGTGGGAAACTGGACTTCTGCGAAATCTGTCATAAATTCCTCCTTGCCCTTTCAATACTCCGTGCCATATCAGCTGCAATCTGGCTCTGGCTTTGTTTGAAACCGCGCACGTCCGGCGTATGGACATTCATGTTAATTGTAACCGGCGCTGCGCCTGCGCCATTTGGCATAATGTTAAGCGGTGAGTTTCCGGCAAAAGCCAGTTCCGGCCCATTCTCACCGACAATGCCAAATTTGCCGGGTTTGAGTGTTCCGCCATCGGCAAAGAATCCGCCGAACATGCTGGCAGCACCAGAGATTAGACTGCTAATTCCTGCACCACCACCAGCACCGCCGCTGAAGAGTCCGCCCAGAGAGCCAAGAAGATTATTAACCATCCCGCCTTGTCCGGTCGCACCGAAGCCTTGCAACGCCTGTTTAAGCAAAGTCTGATTGATGTCGGAGAGAATGCCTTTTGCCAGGTCTTTGAAACTGGTGAATTTTCCACCGACCATATCCAGAGAATCTACCAGCTTACTTTCAATTGAACCGCCAAGGCTTTCAAAATCCTTCTGTATTTGTGATGTAGTTTCTTTAGAATCTTTCTCCAGTTTTTGATTGGCTGGGCTTTTTGTTTGAGTATCGGTTTTGCCTTCGGGTTTTTTAAACAGATCACCAATCGATTGTGTTTTCTTTTCATTGGCCTTAACAATTTTATCAGCAGCAGCGCCGATCTCATCATCAAGTGCAGCATTAAACTGACGCGCTTCCTCCAGAGCTTTATCAAACGCATTACCCATCGCATCGAGCAATCCTGTTTCAAGGGCAGCACGGGTATTTTCAAAAGAAACACCACAGAGTGGATTTTCAATGAAGGCAGCCAGGTCTTTGCCAAGCGCTTCAAAGCGGTTGGAAATGGCATCACCGAAAGCGTTGAATGCGTCGCCAACGCCTTCAAACACAGCAATAAACAACCGCCCGAACTTTATTACCTCGGCAACAATCGCCTTAAAACCCAGTTTGAACGGTTCAATGGAATTTGTAATCTGCTCGGCCAGCCATTTTATACCGTTGGCAATCGCCATTAATATGTCAGTGAGTCCGGCATCGCCGATGGCTTTCACCAGTTTGGAAAAAGCATCCCCCATATTGGAGAGGGCAACATTCAGGGTTTTTGACGGCTCCTCCATCGCTCCGGCGAACTGTACATTGCCGATGCTTTGCAGGTAAGCTTCAATCTCTGCCGCATTCTTGCCAACCGTGGTGCTGATGCCCTGAAAGGTAAACGTTACCTGATCACCCTGGCTTTTGGATTTGATGCCGAACTCCTTCAGGCGTTCAAACTCGCCAGTGGTAGCATCGGCAACCGCTTCTATCATCTGGTTCAGACTTTTACCCATGGCGGTTGCGGTGTTGCCGTAGGAAGTTAGCGCTTCTTCAGACGGAGTAAGCCCCAGCGCTTTCAGTTTAATGAAAGCATCGGTGACTTCTTCCAACTGAAATGGCGTGGTAGCAGCAAAGTTCTGGATAAAGCCAAACGCCACGCTGGCATTTTCTGCAGAGCCGGTGACAGTTCTGAGGGATGCTTCCAGCTTTTCAAACTTGGTGATGGTATCCACCAACTGCTTTCCGACAAAGGCAGTAGCAAACAGGCCGCCGATACGGTTGATGCCACGGCCTAGCTTGCTGAACCGTTTATCCATATCCTCCACGCCATGCTTAATCTGGGCGAAGGTTTTCTGTGTACGGTTCACAGCCCTTATGACGAATTCTGCGCTAGCGAACCCTACCATTGTTTTTTCTCAAGTTTTCAGATTGAATTTCAAAAAATGCGACCCATTCCATAAATTGCCGTGTGTCCATGGCTTCAATTTCAGCCAGTGGGCGGCACAGGCGCACGGCCAGCGCTAACTGGTTGCGTCGGAGTGAGTCTCTTCGGAGTTTCCCTTGTGCGTCTCCATGTCACCGAAAAAATGCGATTCGATTTTCTCGGCAATGCGTGACACCACACGGTAATCAGCTTCCTGCATCAGCTTATCGCGGTCAGTTATGGAAAAGAGGCGCTTGCCATCTTTATCCTTGGCTTTCACCACGATAATATTGGCGGCCTGTTCAAGATTGCTTGCTTTCTTGCTGGCAATTTTCTGCATTAGGTTTACTTCTGCCATGGTCATAGGCAGCACATGTATTTCCAGCGGTGCATCACTATCACCCCATTCAGGCACGGCAATAATCAGACGTTCCTGCTTGGCGTAATGTTCGGTTACTCGGTTAATAACGCTCATGGTATCCTCTCTTTAAGCTACTGTTTGGGTTGATAACGCGCCTGTTCCCGTGAAGTTGAAGGACGCTTCCACGATACCGTCAAATGCGGCGTTGTAGGAAATGGATGTGATGATAACGTCGCCGCTCCAATAAGTAGCGCCAGTGGCATCTCCTTCCGGATATAAATTGAGGGTAACGGTCGCGCCTGCGGAGAGTGCGCCTTGTCCATCAGTATCGGTTTCATCCCAGAAAGCATCAAAACTGCCAGACCAGCCTTTGATGGTGGCCTGATTCTTACGCCATTGCGTTCCGATGATAGATGCATCGACGGTGTCGGAGGTGACTTCCATCGACCATGATTTAACTTCAGCGACCTGGTCGGTTCCAATAAAAACCTTTCCCTCGCTGCCAGCATGAGTAGCCATAGTGTTCTCCTTGATTGGTTGGTTTAAATAATTGTTTGTGGTGCGTTTTCCTTCACCGTGTAATTTACGGTGTAGGTCAGTACCGCAACGGCGATTGGTTTTTCACCATCTGCAGAAAGCTGGATATCGGTGTTGGTGAGCATCGTATCTTTTGCCAGTCCGCCAAGCGTCGGATCGGCGGCAATAATCTGCTCCACCTCCAACGCCAGTGTGTCAGCGGTTTCGTCAATATTGCTGGTCGCTTTAACATAAGCCTCAACAGTGAGCTGTAACTGCCTGATTTGAGTGCGCGGTCGTGACATAGATTGATCCGCCACCACTTCCTGCTTGGTATAAACCAGCAAGGCCGGAAGCTTCGGGTTTTCCAGTGGATAGACGCGTGATTCAAAGACCTTATCTCCGGCACTGGTATTATTCAGCAGAAGTGCCGTTACAGCATTCCTGATCTGGGTTCGTGCGTGGCTCATAATTTCTCCAATATTAATTCAGTGATGCCTTCATTATCCGGGCGGATGACCTGAACTGCATACTCCTGACCATCAATCTGAAACTGATCGGCGGTTTGGATTTCAGGAATGTCAGCGGTGCGAACGGAAAGCACGGGGTGGCTGGAGGTAATATCCACGCTTTCACCGCTTACCATTTCTGAAAATTCCTGCAACATACCGGCAATGACGCGTGGCGTTCCTCCATCGGGAGTATAAGTCACCACGCGTCCATCCAACGTTTGCAGGAGTGACAGGTCATGCAGCCGCATATCGTCAAGAAAGCTCATTACAGCCCCACATTGAGCAATATTTTGACATTAGCATCGCCGCTTGCGGCAGCTTCAGCAGCCACACCAACGATAGTATTGTCCGTTGCCGTGGTAGTCAGGTTGCTATTGGCTGTGCTCCAATAGAGTTTTGCACCTTGCGTTACTGCGCCACTGGCTTTTGGAACACTGTACACACCGGAAATATGTAATGCGCCGGTTTTCCCGTCTGCAATGTCGGTTTTAGCAATAGCGCCAATTGCGCCAATAAGCACAAAATCGCCGGAAGCAACATCAGCACCGGACGGGGTATAGTTGAGGGTCTTGCCCTCCTGAACAAAGTTAGTAGTCATAGGATTCTCCTTTATGGATTTAAAGTTAAAGATTAAGCGCCAGGATTTTTGTACATAGTACGGAACTCAAGCGGCGCGGCGGCAGCGTCAATGCGGACTTTGTATTCCACACCGTCTACCGTCCAGCCGTCCTGCTGATCAAGGAATGGAGCCGCTATGCCATCCAAATATCCAACTTCAATTGTGTCGAAGCGGTTTGGATCAGCGAGCAGATACCATGCAGTCAGTGATGCCGCATCCAGCCTCGCATCAACAATAATTTCAGCAGCGTTGCGGACAGGATTCGGCTTTTTGCTGTTGGTTTGAGACGGATCAGTTTCCGATGCCATCAGCACACGCGCCGTATCTTCAAGCGCTGCTGGAACAAGGAAATACGACGGGCTGATATTAAGCGTTACCGCGCCAGCTTTTTGTGTCCGCATTGCAGTCCGTCCAGCACCAACTGGTGCTGCACTTGGCGCAGCGGCAGAACCAAGGTTACTATGGCTGGCATGGAACAGAGCCGTGCCATCGCTCATTGCCGGATTGTTATTGATGATGTTGAATACCAGATCGCCAACAGTACGCGCTGCTGCACGACCCATCTTGCGCGGAATTTCCGTAAACGCTGTCAGATCATCATTGATAATTGCCTGACGAGTGATGGAAAACAGCTTGCCGTAAGTGGCAAGCTGGATTGATTCAGCACGTTCACCGATAGTTCCATGCTTATATTCACCGCTTTCAGGAATTTCATCCAACGAATTAAACACGCCAAGCCCAACACGGCTATGCGTTTTGAAATCTGACAGATTGCCGGAGCGGGTGAATTGCTGGAATACTTCTTCCGATTCCTCATAACCGCGCAGCATGGCTTTGCGGGAATTATTCTCAAGCAGCTTCGGAAAGTCACTGCTGGAATGAGTAAATGCCCGTGCCACCAGCTCACGTTTATCAAGGCCGCTGGTACGAACGCCACGCAACTCCAGAGACTTACGTGCCATTTCCAGCAACGTATATCCGCAAAGCTCTGTTGGTTTCGCATCTTTGCCAGCAATGCCAGCGCGAAAGGCAATAGCATCTTCTGCCATATGTGAGAATTTCTCAGCGGAAGATTCGCCCATTTCAATGCGCTGGTCTGTCACCACCGGAGTCTCACGTTTGCCTATTTCTTCCAGCAGCATTTTCCTTGCCTCGTGGATATCAACCTTTGGATCATCAAGGCAGGTATCACGCAAAGCAGTAAAATCTTTATGCGGTTCAAACAAGCTGCGGATTACCGTGCGGCGTTTTTGCTCAAGTTCCAGTGCTTGTTTTGCACCTTCATCCATCGCTCCTTTACGCAACAGATCAACATCAATCGATTCAGGTGCGGGAGCATCCATTTTTTTAGTCATAATATTCTCCTTTAAATTAAGTTGGGGTTGAAGTTTAGGGTTTTCGTCCTCGGCGTTCCGACCAACCCCAACAGTGGGATCAGCGGGAATATCGACCAGAGAAATCTCCATCGGTGTCCAGCTAGTGACCCGATAAACATCCGGTTTGTCTTTGTGTTCTTCGATTAGGGAGCGGTCGTTAATCTGATAGGCAACAGATACGTTACGCAAAATGCCGTCACGCACATCCTGCCATATTCCTTCATTATCAGCTCGTTTTGAAAGGCGCACTTCAGCAACGCCACGACCATTTTCAATCCATGCCCGTTCCACAACGCCGATACGGTTATCGCGCTCAGAGCGGTCATGATTATAAAGAAGCGGTGCGCTGTTATTGAGGCGCGATAAATCCACTTCGGCTTTTTCATGTCCCAGCACTTCTGTCCAAGGCTCGCTGAAGAAACTATTGCGGGTATATGGCTCCTGTGAAGAAAAAGAAAGCCGCACAAGGCGGCTATTTTCATCAATAATGGAGCGTTCGCTAAGGTCAGCTATCCTCGTTAGCATTTCCGTCTTGTTCTTGCTCATTTGGTTTCTCCTTTACAATTGATTGACTGGTAGAAAAGCTGATGCCAGCTTCTTTTTCCTGTTCGCGTTCCTGCCTGATCTGCTCAAACACATCCTGCGGATTGCCGCCGCGTTCGCGGATAACCTGGGCGCGGGACTTAAAGCCAGCACCAACGGCTATCATTTCCGCTTCGCCTTCTTTTTTCGGGTCAATCCACGGCATGTTAGGTCCTTGGAATCCTGCTTTCTTAAGGGTGCGCTGATTGATACTGCCGTCCGGCACATCCAGTTGCCCTGAAAGTGCGGCCATCTCTACAAACCGTTCCCATATCGGGCGGACGCAGCGTTCAATAAAATAATCACGCAAGACCGCATAATGGACGGATTGCTCCACCAACTCCTGCCTTTGTGCGGAATATGTACCGTTATAATCCTTGGCGATGCTGGAAAAGCTGGTGCAGGTTCCAGCCGCCACGGCACGGAGTTGTCCATTGCGGAACTGCTCCAACATGGTGTTGGGGCGATTGCTGTCGATCATGCCAACTTCTTCACCTGGAAGAAGATTGTCAAAAATCATACCCGGCTGCATCTTCATCAGGCGGTTGCCAGAATCATCCGTAGTCATGGCATTCATTGGGCCATCGATATTTTTGCGAATATAAGCACAGATACTCGCTGCCACCTTTGCTGCCATGCGCTCAGAAAGTTCGTAATCCTTGATATCTTCCATGCGCGTCAGCACACTGGCAAAAATTGAAACACCGCGTGTCTGGCTGATACGGTCAGCAATTTTAAGATGGAGAATTCGATCAGAGGCAAAGCGCACCGTATCCTGCCGTGTTACCATCGTATGCAGATCGCCTGGATGTTCCTTATGCAGGTAATATGCCCTTGGCCTGCGCCATGTATCTTTTTCTACACCATGGATGATACGCTTCTTCTGGTCGCTCAAATCAAATGGCAGATAATCTGCCTCTATCAACTCCAGTGAATAAGGAACCAGCGTTCCGTGATTGATTGAACCGGAAGTCCCCTGAATATGCTTGAGCAATACTTCACCATCGCGGAACCAACACCGTGCCAGTAAACGCAGCATATGGTTCCAGTGATGCTCCCATGTCACTTCAGGAAAGCGCACCCATTCTTCCCACAGTTCCAGCAGTTGGTCGTTGACTGCCTTTGCCAAAGAGCCGTCAGGATTCTTCACTTGCGGTTCTACCGTAATGCCACGCCCGATGACGTTATTAACCAGACAGTTCAGGATGCCACGCGCCAGATCGTGATTTTCATCCAGATAACGTGCCTGAAGGCGTAAGGATTCTCCGGCACGTTCAACAATAGCATCACCACTGCCGGGATCGGTTTTCTTTTTCCGCAAGCGTGATGGCTGTGCAGCTTCATAAGCACGTTGCACATATAATA